TCATTAATAAAGGAAGCTACCTTCCCAATTGCCCCCATGGCTTTGCCCAGAAAGTCCTCAATTCCTACGATAATATTGTAAAACATCTGCATCGCGAACAATCCCAAATCGTAAAGCAATTTTTGGAATGCATAGATTGGGTCTTTGAACACATTCGCTATGAAATCTGCGAAGATGGCAAAATAATTCCACATTGTGGCGATTACAACTCGTACTATCTCCCCAAGCAGCATAAATGTACCAATAATCGCTCCCAAAATCTCAGTTCCCGATACTCCCATCATGTTCAGAATTCCAATAACTGCCGCTATGGCAGCAATAACGAGTAGAATCGGCCAATTCAGCAATAACCAGGCTGCAACCAGACTGTAAACTTGGATAATGACCAAAGCCAGAACCACAAGCGCAAGCGCCATAAGGATTGGCTGAATGATATCCCAGTTCTGCTGGATCACCGCTGCGATATACAGAATGCCATCTACCAGCATCGTCAACGCATTTGCTGCAACCGTAAATGCATTGCTAATCCATTCAATAATGCCAGTGAATTCCCCATTGGCAAAAGCCTCATTCAAGCGATCCAGCAAAGGTGTCAAGGCAACAAGGGCTGCCTGTCCGATCTGGCCAAGAACTCCGTTGAACTGATTCACAAGCATGTTCCACTTCTGTAGTGGTGAGTCAAGCATGGTGTCAAAAGCTTGTTGGGTATATCCTTGTTTTTGTAGAATGACATCAAGCTTTTGTATAAAAGCATCCAGATTGGATGAATCAATACTTTGTTGAAGGCCTGCTCCATTCAAAATTTCTTCTGGAATATTAAAAGAGCTTGCTAGTTCACCGTTATCACCATTCATTGCAGCCACCAAGGCACCGGATGCATCCGAGATACTTTTCCCGTCTGGAGAAAGCATGCTTAACCGTTTAGTCATGTCTCTCAGCTGATCAACCTGATCTGTATTCTGTGCATAGGGGATGAGTGATAATGCTCCTTTCAAAGCATCGGTAACATGCTGTCCGCTCTTGAAAGCTTCCGCCCGGTATCGATTAAATATCGTCTCCCCCTGAGCACTATCACCAGTAGCAGCCACATATCGGTGCTTCAAATCCTCTTCCTGCGCCGCTGGTATAAGAACAGCTTGTCCTGCTGACTTGATCAAGCTGATCCAGGCTCTTACACGCCCAGCCCCTTCTGCAAAAGCAGCGTTCACTTTGGCTTGTTCCTCGGATACCCCTTGTAACAGTTTGGATGCCATTGCGATACTGTTCAATCGAGCAGAATTAAACATGGCAGTTATAGCAGCAGGTAATTGTTGAAATTGCGTTACTATACGTGTTGAAGTAAGGTATAGTCTTGCAAACATGGCATACATTCATTTCTCCCTCCTTTCCTTTTTATTTCTTCCGGGCTCGGCTCTTGGACCGTTCTTTCTTCTCTTCCTCCACCCGGATGGAGATCATCGCATAGATGGCCGCTCGTTCTCGCATGGAGAAGGCCATAAGCTCATGCGGCAAAATGTTTAATTCGTGGAGAGCGTAATAAGCCAGATTGGCTTCGGAATCGCCCTCTTTAATTAGTTTTTTACGTCATCCACCAGTTCGTTCATATCCTGATTGAAGCCGTTCAGCTTCTGAACCTGTTCGCCGAGCGAAGCAAATTCCCCAGGCAACAGCATTTTCCGCAAAAGCGATTCCGCCCCCATCACGCCATATGAACGCTGGAGTTCTGCGTTTTTCAAGTCAGGATAAACTACACTTGCGCTCATCAGGCGAGCCATGTAATCATTGGCATCAATGTCGGGTGTGTAGACACCGTTCTTGCCTTTGATTTTACGAGTAGCTGCCTTACGGCATTCCTGGTTCTCGTCTTCAGTCATGCTGCGCAGTTTCCAGGCAACCGGTTCGCCTTTCTCATCCTTAAAACGAGAAGATACGATGAATTCCTCCGTTGTATCCGCCGCTGCATTTTGGGCAAAAAACATACTCAATCCGCTCATTTATAGTTCCTCCTCTAAAGTAAAGCTCCCCACCGCATAAAGCGGCGAGGAACAAATTTTGACACGCCAAATAGCCCGTAACACAGGCAAGTTGAACAGGTTATTTTACAAACCCGCTGCTAAAATCAAACTCGTTATACATCTATGGTTTTATGTCCGCAACTTCTATATTACTTCGGCAAATTAAACGATACAGGCATATCGACATCTTCAAAAGTAAAGCTCACTTCTTCCTCCAGCGCCTCTGCTTCGGTATCCAGGGATGCCATGATCACACTGTCAAGGTTGACGCCTTTGAGAGTCACGGTCTGTTTGCCAATGGTAGAAGAAGGATCTTCGTTGGTCACTTCAATGTCGAAGTAAGTGTCTACGCCATTCTGCATGTACTGGAGCATCAGCTCACGGAAACGGGACGTGGTATAAAAAATCGTCATGGAACCCGAGCCGGACCACCCAGTTGCTTTGTGCTGTACGCCGCGGCGGCCGAGGGTTTTGACCTCTGCTTTTTGCTTTTCCACGGTTGCTTCAAGTGTCTTCACATAGAACATTTCTTCCGTCTGTCCGTTAATCGTTGCATATGCGCGGCCTTCCTGGCCGGAGATCGTATCGCTTGCTTTCAAAAATGCCATCTTAAACCACCTTCACTTTCATATATACTTTTTCAACGGAATCCACAGGTTGGACCTGAATCTCGATCAGAATACTGTCGGTTTCATTGCCCGGAGCAACAGTTATATCTGTTTTGGAATCAAAATTTTGAATCGCCCCAATATCCTGAAGCTGCTTCAGATAGGTGACACATTGGGAACGGAACAGGCTGCGCCCATCTTCGTTGTTGTTTACTTTGCCGATATAATAGGACTCAAAAATCCGTTTCATGTCGTTGGCAATGCCATCGAGTACGCGGACGACGCGGTTTTTGGCAAAATGGCGTGCCTTATCCGGTGTAATGGAACGGAACGTGTTCACATCCTGCTCCACCACCGCGCGGTTGCTGCTCGCCGTAAACACAAACTCGCCATTGCGCAGTGCCGCTTCCGTCTCGGTATGTGTCAAGCGCCCGTTAACATCCACGGCATCGTCATAGGCACGGAACGTCAGGGATTCATTCAGGTTAGCCCCGGCTGTTGCACCGGCTGTCCATGCTACGGTTTGTTTTGGTGTTAGAATGGTACCATTTGCGAGCACAACGCCGTTTTTGACACTAATCACACCCTCATGATCCGCAGCCGGGTAATCCGACAACACCAGTTGTACCTTCTTGCCCTCAGTGTCGCGCAAACGCTTGATGTATGCCGTGTACACAGATTTCAATGTCGCGTCGTCCGAGATCAGACCTACCGTGTTAAATTCCAGTACTTCCAGCTTCGTCAGGAAATCCGCATGCTCCTGGTTGGTTGCTGTATCATCCTGTCCACCTATTAGTGGAAGTGCAGCTGTTGTTGTGAGCGTGCCTTCGCCACTGAAGGTAGCATATGCGTTAGATTCCAGCGCTTCAATGGTAGACGCGGTTTGTTTGTCTACTTCTTTACCCGCAAGCAGAGTTGAAACATCGAATTGGTCCGGTTCATTGATATTGGCTGAGATTACAACTGCCAGATCATTACCGCGCACACCGCCATGCTGTGCAGTTACAGTTAGCTTGTCCAGTGTTGCCTTGGCTTTGGTCCCAGCATTTAGTCGGTAAAGAAGCAATGTCTGCGCCCGTTTCAATGCCTCGCGGATCAGCAGCAATTGCGGTGCTGTCCAGTCATAGCCCAATTTGGCTTGAACATCTTCACCTGCCTGTACGGTCAGGATTGTGCCAGCTTGTCCCCATGACAATGGAAGTGCCAATGCTACCGTTCCCCGCTCACCTACCGTACCCGGCAATGAGCCCTCTGATGCAAAATTCATATATACGCCGGGGCGTACCTTGTTTTGAGTCGTCCATGTTCCTCCAGCCATTATTGTGCCTCCCCATTCATAAATTGTTGGATGTGTTGTTGTGCTTCTTCCATTGTGTATGTCTCTTGTTCCAGCAACACCGCTGCGAGAATGTCTTTCTCCATCCGGCTGAGTTGCCGGGATTCGGCGAACTGTGCTTTGTTGTATTTCTGGTTGTTATGCTGTTCCGATTCCGAGTTCTTACGTGCTGTTTCTTTCTTTGTAAACATCGCCAATGCGCCTCCTATTCCTTTCATGTAAATCCCTCATTCTGATTATTTATTCGTTAGCAGCTTTTAGTGCGGTGGGTCGCTGTTCCAGTTCTTGCATGGTAGCGGCGGTCTCCGACACTTTGGTCGTCCGCATGGTGTAGTACACTAGCATTCGCGGAGTATCGTTCTCCGTCTCCCAACGCATCTCCGTTGCGCGATAGGGTGTGCCCTCCACTTCGACGGTTTCCAATGCTTCGAATAGCTCATCAGGCAGGCTCGCTGGAATATTGTCTTTTTTTAGCCAGCGAATTTCAAAAGCGTGAGATTGCACGAAGCGATCGCTGCGTTCGCGGGTAAGTTGGGCGGATTGCAGACGGTAAGTGATGCCTTTGGTATCTGGATTGGAGCTGATGCTGCCGATTGCCGTGTAAATTGGGACGTTGGGGAAATGCTGGGTTAGCGTGTTTGCGATGGCTGTAGTTAGTTGGTTTGTGGTGGTCATGGTTCACCTCTTTTTAATTTCAGTATATTCAAAAAAAAACAAAATAAAATTTAAAAACCAAGTTATAAATGGGAATTAAAATTTCTATTTAAAGGATAATACTCCCCTACTCATTAATAAGAAATATCGTATTATTTTCTTTTTTATTAAAAGAGTGGCTCTAGAGTCTCTAGATCCACCTTTTTAATTTGATTTAATTCTTTTTGCTCCTTAGAATATGCCCCGTAGTTTAACTGAATCATACCCACTAATTTTGGATTAATATTAGCAAGTTCCATATAAATTCTAAAATCTTGTTCTCTCGTTGTCTCAATAACATCGCCTGATCGTTCTCCAGTGTTAACAAGGACTTCCCCTGACTCTAAATCATAATAAATTTTAGCACCAATTTTCATATCAATTCTCCTTATACTGAAAATGCTTCCCACTTTATTGTTGCGTTACTTACTATAACTGGCAGAGCGAATGCTGCATCCGAAATAAACGAAACTCCTGAAGCGCTACTCCCAGAAAATAAATATACCTTGAAAGAATGAGCGGTACTACCAGAAGACGATTCACTAATAAAGTTATAGTTAGTTCCCTCGGGAGTAAAAGAGGCAGACCTGTTTAATGTGCAATAAACACTCTGAGTAGATGGAGAGGCACTTAATATAATTCTATTAGGTACAAAGTTCAATCCGGGTACAATTATTCGCCATCTTACTAAACTGGATTCCACAGAATTAACGAAATTGAAGGAGGCACTGGTTGAAACCGCTGTTCCAGTTGCATACTTTGGACCAGTTTCAATAACAGGACCATCTAACGAGTAATAATCTAAAGAGAAATTATCCAAGGCAGGCATTAAGGTGTCACCTCTCTACCGCTAATGTAGATATTGCAAGAACCAGAACACTCCGCTTGAATCGTATCTCCAGCCTCAATTACATGATCAAGAAATGGAATTGTAATTGTGTCTTGCGATTTAATAGTATGACTCGCAATTATAGCAATGCCTCCAATAACTAAAGTAAATGCAGAGGCCGATGACATTGGGTTACATACACTAACTGCCTTCACAAAAGTCTTTGTATTGGAAGGACAAGTATATAAGGTAACTCTTTGACTAAAATTTGCTCTCGCCAGCCTTTTATCTACAACTGCCATCTACAGCGCCCCCCATTTTTGACTTTCTTCTAAATTTCTAACTATTGTGGTTAGGTAATCTTCATCAATTACTAACTCAAATGGCTGCCAAAATGCATTACTATCTCTTTTATTACGTTTATACTGCTTATTATTTGCTCTGTTTGTTGTATCTGCACCTGAATACATCTCAGTAAAAATTTGATACCCTCCTGTACCAACTCTTACTGTCTCCACGTAACCAAAAGCTTCTGTTGATCCCGTTGAGTTTCTCCATGCATTTCCTAGGCCATCAGTTCCGCCACCTGCATAAAAAATAGAGTAACCTTCAGGATATAATGTAATGGTTGCATCTGGTGCAGCATAGTTATTTGCCAACTTCAGTTGAACCTGTTTTGTACTAGCCATATCATATATCTGCTTTATCGCCTTCTCCGTAGCAGCCACATCTTCACGGGTGCCATCAACTGCGTTGGACAGTTGGACGATACCCTTATCTGTTAAGGATGCATCATTAATGACGATTTCCCCGACTTTCTTATCGGTGTATACCTTTACCTCTTCAATATCATCCTTTGTAGGTACTTTTTTCCACGAACCCCATCCGAAATAGTAGTTGCGTTGAAAAACTTGTAGGTCACCCGGCTCGAAAGTTGTTAGAGTTTGGACGACACCAGCATGTCTTTCTATCGTCAAATGAAAAGCTACACCTGTTGGAGAATTAGCTAAAGTTTCTACCGTGGCATTCTCCGGGCAATAATACTCCCCTTCTGTAATATAACTATTAAGATCAGAGCCAGCAGATATAAGGATTGCTTCACGTGTCGCCACACCAGCATCAATCTTTTCAAAAATCCTGTTAATACTCTCCCGGGTTACGGTCTCGTTCCCCAAGGGAAGAGGCAATTTCAGTCGATCCGTTTCTTTTGGCATTACACCCACACCTCCAGTTCATTCCACGTCAGGGACGCGGCCTCCAGTTCATCCCAGGTCATCTGTTTGCTGTCCAGATCGTCCCAGATCAGATAGCGATATTCATATTCCACGGCCATATGGGCCGGTTTCAGTCCATCGATGGCCCGTTTCAGATCGTCGATATTGGGCGGAATGCCCATCGTGTCCACAAAGCTCACCGTAAAGCTCCACGCTTCCGGCTGAAACGTCACATCCACCTTGCCCCCGGCATACGCCTCAGCCACATTCGCAACCAGTCTTCCCGAAAATTTCCCGGCACCACGCAGCTTGGACTCCACCACGGCACGCCGCTGGTCCACAGGCTTGAGACGATCCGTCTCAATACCAAGCTCCTGCTCCCAGAAGTCCAGACCCCACGTCGCCGTGCGGACAAAGAATTGATCCAATGTTTCATCCAACGCCTGATACAGCAGATCCATCTCGGTTCCTTTGGACTGCATATCGGCTTGCATAACGCAAGAAGTCTCATAATAACTCGGCAAATACGAGAACAGCTCATTCCCCTTCGGGCTTGTAATTTTAGAATTCATAACACCCGACACACTACTCATGAACATCCACCGTCCCCAGCACCGCCACTTGACTCGCTGTCATCTCGATATTCTGGTCGCTCACACCGTTCACGGTCAGCTCCGAATAATCGATAATCGGTGGAATGTCGAGCAGGATTGCGGCAATTCGAGTGTAGCGTACAAGCGGATCGGCAAAAGCCAACTGTTTCAGATACGCGGTCACCCCGCTCTGGATCAACGCCCTTACATCTGCCAACGTCGCATCACTTGCCAACGTCAGCTTCACCTGAATGTTCATCGGCACTTCCTCTGCGGGCATGACAGTCACCACCGGGCCAGCAGGCGCAACGCCTTCCCCCTGTCCATCCTGCGTTGGGTCCACGTATTTCTGCACAGACGCCACCAGATCGGTTCCCGCCGCACGTTTGTCCGTATCCAGCAAATACAATCCCACCGTGCCCGGCCCCTGCCATAACGGAATAACACGCGTTGCACCAACACCTGGCACTTCACTGGCCCATTGCACATACTGTGCCTTGTTGCCGCTTGTCCCCTGATTGCGGACTTTGGCATAAAAACGTTCCAACAGCGCCGTATCTGCCTCGATATCCGCACCGCCCTTGATCACGTCAACGTTGGTTACAGATGTAACGCCACTCACGGGTGTGGACAGCACGGTCACGGTGCCCGCAGGAACATTGCTTTCTTTTCCAGCAACGAGCGCCCGCACGCCAACACTACCCAGACCATCTTCTCCCAGCTCCACACGACCAACGGTTTCATATTCGAGCGAAGCCTCGCCAGAGATTTCATCGGCCAACGTAGCCACAACCGTTCCCGCAGGAATCACCTTGCCCAGCGTACCGGCAAATCTAACCGTACCTTGTGCCGCTACCGCAGCCCGCCGCGTAAGTCCATGCTCTCCCGCCCGCAGATCCAGCTCCTCCGAACGAAAATTCGGATCGCTGCTCGCCGCCGTACTCGCAAATCCACGCCGCAGCAACTCCTGCGCCCATAGCGCAGCCTCGGACAGCATAAACGCAACTGGAGCCTCCGCATCCCACAGAAAAGACCCTTCCGACTTGTCCAGATCCGCGGGCAGACGATCCAGCATACGCTGCATAATCTGTTCCTCCGTCTGGTCCTCCAAATAACGCGGAATCTCAGCCATCCCGTCAGATCACCTCACTTTCCAAAATAAACATCTCTTCCTGCACACTCGCCACCCGGCACGAGAAAATGCACTGCTCCCGATTCCAATCGAACGTAAATTGGTCTACCGAATCCGTGCGTGGATCTGCCAGCAGCGTCTCCGTAACCATCCGGGTGATCTCACTTTCCATCACTCCACGGCTGTCACCCTGACCAACTAACTCCTCCAGCTCCGATCCATAGTTTCGGGAGTAAATCACATGTCTGTACCGCGGCGTCTTCACCGCCTTGATACACCATTGCACCCAGGCTTCATGTGCACCTGCCGCAGCGACTTTACCACTTGGAGTCAGCACAAAATCCCCCGCATCGTAATCAAATCGCCAGCTCCGTCCAAATCGCACCTCTTCCGAAGCCGCCCCCGACAGATCTTCCTCATCTCCCCATACCACACCCGTTTCCGGGAACAAACTAGGCATTCGCACTCACCACCTTACACAACACCACAATGTCGTTACCGCCATTCACCCGCATCGCCAGCACACGGTCTCCCGCTTTCAATCCTTTACCAAGAGACCACACCGCTTCTTCCACTTCCCCTTTTTGCAAAAGAAACCGTCCCGTGCCGGTCGTTCCGCCGTTTGCCACGTCAGGTATACCGGTGATCGCGCCAGCAGTCTCGCGCTCCGGCAGTCCAAGCGTGCCCGGTAACTCGGCCACGAGATAGTCCTGCACTTCGTGCTTGAAATCATCCAGCTTTACGCCGGATGAAGTCATCGTACCCAACACAGCGCCCATGCCGCTCACGGCCTGACGAGTATGCGTACTCATCGCACCCCGCATGACTTCGGCAAAATGCCCGTACGGATCTTCTTTATTCAAGGTAAACCCTCCTTTTCACCATCTCGACCGTGCCCAGCTCCAACGTCATCGTTCCAGGTCCAGCGGACAGATCACGGCTAACCGACATGACAATCAGTTTCAGCCCTTTGAGCAGCACCGCGTCTCCGGCACGGATCGTATTCACATCCGGTGCAGATACGGTAAAGGTCTCCTGGATCCCCGTCAGACGGCTTTTCGCCAGCTTCTTGGCGGCCATCGCCGTTTTCACCTGATCATCCTCGATCAGCTTTTGCAGCGTGCCCAGTTCAGCTACACCATCCTGCTCAATCGCCAGCACTTTGGAAGGAACCTCTTTGCCACTGCTGGACTCCGAGGCAGCCATCACTTTAACTTTGGTAACCGTGCCTTCGAGCGTACGCATTTGAGTCAGATCGATCAGCCGATCCAGCTCGTGCACCTTCACATTGCTGCCCACCTGGAACAGCTGCAACCCGCCCGGCGTCATCCGCGGATGATACATATCCCCACCGGACTTCGCCGTCTCTTTCAGATCGGCAAACATCATCGAAAAAATCGTCTGCGACCGATACACTGCTTTGCTCAGCT